ACTTTATTATTAGTATCTAAAGCTTCACGCACAGCATCAGCAGCAAATTTTTTAATGCTTGCTTCATCCATTGCTAAAGGCGTAATAGCTTCATCAGCTGCCTTTTTTTCTTCTTTCTTTTCTTCTTCTTCGTCTTTAGCAGACTTATCTTTTGACATTTTGGCACACTCTTTTTCTTTAGCTTCCGCCTCAGAATCCATCATGTCTTTTTCTTTTTCAGCCATTCCTGACTCCTCCTTAGTTTGTATAGTTTTAAGTGCTTTTACAGCTTCTTTAATTTTAGCTATTTGCACATCCTCTTTACCCTCAAAATCAGCATCAGTTGCTATTTTGATGATCTCTTTTGCTGCTTCATCCATAGCCATTTGATGATCTGCTATCATTGCTGCACCAACTCTGCCATCTGGCACTAATGCCACATGATTACCTTTAATGTTTACCATTTTAAAATCATATGGCACACCGTTAAATTGTCCTTTTTCTTGCACTAAATCATAGGTATAGCCACAAGATAAGTCTTTTTTGCCTTCTGTGGGGTTTTGATCGGCTTTGCTTATTTCGTCAATTGCTTTTTGTGTCCAAATAGTCACAGTAGCTTTTAGTTTGCCATCTTCAATATGAGAATCAGTGCCAATAGTTCCAACCGTAACTTCTCTTTTAGGGTCTTTGCTATTAACCGGAATATGTTTATCTAATAGTTGTAAATTGTGGAATGTGGCTTGGGCTTTTTTTATTTCTTCTGCAGGGCGATAAATGCCGTATAAAGTATTAGCATCTAAACCTAATTTTTGATAACCTTGTATTTCTTTACCCAAATACTTACTAACTTCTTCTGCGGTTAATACACAGTCTTTAACATGTAAATAACCGTTATCATCAAAAGCACGATTGCTATTTTCTAAACTTATTAAATCGTTTTTAGGCATGTATTAATACTATAAAATTAATTTTAATAAGTGATAATAATATAAATATATAACCATGTCAATTGCTTATATAAAGGCAGTATGGTATAATTACGCATTGTTAGGCATTAAACATTATTTTTTAGCAAAGAATCTATATGAACTTAGATGATGAATTATTGACCAAAAACGAAATAAAAGCTTTATTTAAGATTAAACATGATAAAACTTATTACAAAATAATGAATAAAAGTAATATTAAGGGAGTTAAACTGGGAGGAACACATAGATTCTGGAAGTCTGATATATTAGAATACTTAGAAAATAAAAAAACTGTTGTGATTTGAAGGTATAAACATGGAATTAAAAGTTGGACAATGGGTTAAGTGTGTAAAAGGAGATTCGGAATGGCTTACAAAAGATAAATGGTATGAACTCAAAGAATTTATATGTGAATCTTCTAATGATTTTAGCTTGGTAATACATCCTGATAATTTTACACCAAAACATAGGATTTCTTTTAGTGTACACTATATAAAAGCAGACTTTGACCTAGAAAATCCGCTTGACTACAATCCTGATGAAATGGTATAATTAAGACTTCCTTATAAGAAATTATTGAAAACATTTTAAAAAAGCCCAGAGCTACAACTCTAATGGGCTTTTTTATTAACTTTTTTTTAGATTCTGATTACTTTGACCTAAAAAATTCGCTTGACTATAACCCGGATGAGGTAGTATAATAATACCGTCGTCTGTAGGAGGAGGAAAAGGTGCATCGGATTTGTCTGTAACACACTCCCTACAGGTACGATAAGCCCCCTGAGTAATCGGGGGCTTTTTTATTGACCTTTATTAATAGCCATTTTTATATCTAGCAATGAAGTATCAATTTTACTATCCAAGTATTCAAATAATTCCCTTGCCTCTAATTCATTATTAAAATATAGTACGTATTTATGGTCTGCTGAATAATGACAGATTACTTTCCACATATCAGGTTCTAATTTTAAAGACATTGAAGTATCGCATTTATCAAATTCCACATACCTAATTAAATTAGGGTTAATTGATATTGCTGCATTATTTTGTTTAATTATCATTGTTTAATCCTCTAAAAAGTTATTCTTCATTTTAAATGGGTCATAATCATCAATAGCATTTAACACCCCTTTAGCAAAAGCTAGTGCGTGTGCTTTTGTGAGAGGGTAATATGCGGTTTGATTGGTTCTATCCCCTTTATCCATTTGAATCATAATTACCACTTCATGATTTTCTTTGATTGCAGATACATCGGGTAAACTTGGCGTTAATTGCTCCTTCCAAGTTTTACTCTTATCCTTGGGCATTATATATAAACCATACCCTTTAATATTTCTAATATCAATATTTTCTATTTAATTACTCCTCTAAAAACTCTAAATACGGTTGACTAAAACATGTGCAATTTATTAATTGTCCGGGATATATATTCTCACCACTAATTGGGCAGCCTTTGTCAATATCATATATTCTGCCATCTGCTGCTAAATGATCGGGTCTAGGCTCTTTATCCCCGTGCGAATGACGCCATATGTTTTTTTTAATTCCTAAGTCTGCTTGCCGTGCTGCATTAATAGCGCCTGTAGCTTTATTAATCTGATCGCGTGCAATTAGTTTGATGCGCTTTTCGGGGAATTGGTTTAATGCCCTAAGTTTCTCTGTAAGATATTGCAAGTTACGCCCCTGCATAGAGGCCTCCATAACATCGTTATATATCTTTTTGCGTGTATCATCACTAATATTAGTTATAAGTGCTACATTGTTCTTTATGAGGGCTTGCTGAGCATTTAGTGCACGTTTACTATCCTCACTCATTTTAACAGTAAAAGATTTTATAACATTAGGCTGCGCGTGTAGATTTGTAAGTTCTTGGGTTATACCCTTAGTTAATTCACGCTTAATATTATTATCTACATCATTTACAAAATCTACTACGATACCGGGTACTAACTTAGCAAATACACTACTCCACTTGCGTAAGCGTTTATTAAGCCAATTAGCTAATATGTCTGATGGTGTAGCATCAAATGTTATTCGGTGTTCTTGTTGTTTGTATATTTGCAATACGCCTTTTGTAACATCATCTATCATTAAAGCAAACAATGTATTCAATTTTACACCATACATCAATCCTGTTGCATAGTGCGCTTTAATAGGGGGTAATGCAATGCCAACCATTATTTAATTATTGTATCTTTCTCGTCGTCAGTGTCATCATTAAGTCCCATCATTGCATTAAACTCTGTACTTACTTCACCAGTTAAATCTTGTTCTTCAATTGCAAGGGCATCATAACCACTATCTGGATCATTAGCTATACGCATACGCTCGTCATATGGAGTTAATACGCCATTAGCGATCATCATACTGGCAGCATTACTATTGTTAAGTCTAATTGTGCTATCTTCCAATTTGTTAGATTCCTCAAGTTTAGCAAAATCCCACGTGATAGATTCTTCAATTTTACCCCAAATATTTAACATAGCAAGATGTATAATATTAGTTACCGGATCTTTAAACATGCGATTTTGTAATGCCCGCACATGATCGTAAAAATTGTTAGTTTCATGCTCGCCCTTAGAACTCAAGCCACCTTTTAATGAATCACCAAATAACTTAGTAATAGTAATACCTGGCACAATAGATATATATTCCAATGACTTAGTTAGCAATGTATCTAATCCAGTCAATGTCATTTGCACCTGCTCAAATTCTTCTGTGTTAGCAATTGCCAATGTGCCCATGTTATTACGGAATGCATTAAATATATCAAGCCTATTTTTTAAGTTAGCTGCTGCATTTTGTATATTATCAGCGTCGTTAGGGTCAATAATTCCCTCAATATTAGTTTTTAACACTGATAAATTGTAGCGTTTAACAATAGCTATAATCTCATTATATACTTGTTCAAATTTAGATACCCACGATACAGATTGTTGTAACAAAGGTATACCATTAAATAAGTACACAGGTTTTAATAGGTCCACAGCTTCTTGATAAGTTATTTTAAATATGCGAGTACAATGAGTTATTTGTCCAATCACCGTATAAAATTCGGGAAAGTAAAACCATTCGCTAAATGGATCGGTAGTATTGTATTTGATAGGTACATACCAAGTAGGCTCAATAGTCTTTAAATATTCAAGGTCACCTTTATTAATCTTTACATCATCAATAAATAGTTCATTTTCGCGTTCATTGTTTACCTCATCGCCTTTAATTTTAGGATATACAAGACAACTACCAAATACAAAAGATAGATAAGCCGACCATTCCATAACGCCTTTAAAATCTAACCGTTCTAATTCTAATTCTAATTCTTTGATTTTATCTTCGTCAACATCTTCACTACCAACACCTTTGAGTTCAATACCCTTACTCCACATCTCCTCTGCAAGGATAGCACATATACGTCCTAATATACCGTTTTGAGTAAGGACAGATAATTCAGCATACCCCATAAAGACATTATCAACAAGCAGACTATTTAATTGATTAAAGCTAAAATTAGTTAGTGGTATCCCCCCAGACAATGGACTAATAGCATCACCCATATAACGACGTATAACCTCATCTGCTCTAACTTTGGTCTTACCGTCTTCATCCATAATCATAGGATAGTTAGGGGCTTTTAACCGCCATTGAGGCTTTTTGGGCATTGAGTTTAATAGCTCATTGCTACCCCATACTGCACTAGCTTTCTGTTGTAGACGATGCGGAGTTAATGCAGTTTCTAATTGATCGAGTTTACTAACTACACTATCAGCTATAGCAGGCTTTTTAAATTTAATATTTTTTAATCCAGGAAAATCCATATATTTATCCAAATAAATTTTTTACTATGTTACTTGCAGCATCCGTTGTAAACCCAGCATTAGTAGTTAATGGTGCAAATGCGATCATAACGCTATCTGCCAAATTAGGGGATTTTGTGCCCTCTGGCTGTTTATTTACAATCATTTTGCCATTATCTTTAAAACTATATGTTGGTTGGGATAACTCACTGAGCAATTTATTAATATTCGGTATTGTACTACTAATAGATATAATGTCGCTACTTTTTACATCTTTGCTGCCATTTATAGCCCGCCAAGTCTTTAAGAATCTTAAGCGTAATGCCCACCAACATTGGGCTTTTAAGTTGTAAAAAAAGTCTTTATTTGTGCGGTTTTCTACCATGCAACGCTCAGGGTGCATAACTTCTGCAGAACCCCTAAATGAATTTACTGTGATTTTTTGATTACCAACTCGATCGGCATTAAGTATTCTACTATCTCCACGCACGCCCGCGCCTAAACCGTCAGCATCATAATCAAGTATCTTATAACCGTGTATATCACATAAGCCAAAAGCTTTAGCTGTAGTTGCAAATATATCAGATTCTTTACCAGTCCAATCTTCAATGTGTTCTAGTAATATCCCATGTCTAAGGGAAAGAGCATTTTTATCTTTGCCAGTATCAGCTACATCAAGTCCAGCTTTACGAATCCCTGACACATCAACCTCTAGCTTAATATGAGCATCAACAGCAGCTTGTATCCATTCATTGGGTATTAATACTCCCTCAACTGATGCAGAATAATTAATATCAATCTCTTGTGCTACTGTTACAGGATCTAATATTTCTAATTGTTTAGCATACCATACGTCATCTTTTCTAGGGTCTTGTCGCCAGTGAAATGTAAATACATCAATATTGCCTTTATGTCTTTTTTCAGCAAATGGGTTAGCCATTCCGTGCACTGTAGATATATCAATCCTGCATTGTGTAGTTTGAGACAATGACGCCTCAATTAATTGCGGACGCTCTAAAAACGCAGCCTCATCAACAAAGTATATAGACTGTCTATCGCCACGCCCTATACCGTCGCCAGATTCACCAGAAATTAAACTATTAGTAGATGGGAATATAATACGCATATGCGGACAATAACGTCTATCTCTATACCACCCATTTAAAAACTCTGAGGGTAAATTCTCTAAATATATCCTACATTTTTCAAGGAGGGATTTTGGCAGTCCTATTTTATCAACATACTCCTCTTTGCGTGAACCAAAGCCTATCGACAATCCGTCAGTAAATAAACACAATGTACACGATAGCGCAACAGATAGCCAGCTAACACCAGATTCCCTTGATTTTTCTGTTAATCCTGGCTCGCCTTTTTTCCATTTGTCAACGACCCATTCTATCCATTCCCGCTGTTTTTCAAATAGTATAAACGGCAGCATGGCGGGTATATTTTCTTTAGCCCGCATAGGGTCATAGGTCATGCCCCAATCATTGATAAAGTCTGCGG